TTTCCACAACGGAGCCTGACAACTATGTAGGGATCATCAATGTCCGTCAAGGAAATGTCAATAGTGAGGTGATGGAAGCACAAATTGTGCAGAATGGTTTACCTTTGGATCTCACAGACTGTACGGCAACTTTCCAAGCATTTCTAGGTGGAGAACATGTTGTGGAGCGTTCTTGTAAAATTATTGATTACAAGAAAGGAATTGTGCAATATACCTTTGATGAATATACTATGCAATCTCTACACCGACAGAAAGCCAATATTGCTTTTTACAAAGGTGAGGAAGAGATTGCGACGACTCAAGATTTTACTTATTTTGTCATTCATGCTGTATCCAAAACTCCGGGGGAGATGGGGTCTTATTGGCAAACTGCAGAGGACTTGATCAATGACATGAAGGACTACCTCAATGCAGGAAAAGGAGATTTTGAGGATTGGTTCAATTCAATAAAAGATATTTTAGAGTCTATCGATCCAGGCGGTAAATTACTTTCTGAGGTTTTGGATCTCAAAAAGATTGTTTATCGTAAGGTACCAAGCGGCTTTAATGTTGTTATTGAGCATGATTCAGAATATCAACCCGATGTAAAAGTTACCTATTATAAAAATTCAATCGGCACCGAAGAAGGAGGACTTGATACAGGTCCTTCTTTTGGTGGAGAGCGAATTTATAATATTGCGACATCCTTGAGTTATCTGCGAAAGAAAGTGAACGTTAAATGCCTCAGTCATGGGCAATGGATGGAGAATTTTTTATACATGAAAAGAACATCTTATTAATCCACGGAGCAGAAGTATTGAGTTTCACTATTGATGGGGCAAATGTCACAAATGGATATGTTGAAAAAGTCAAAGCACCAGCTTATCTGGTGGTGTCAGATATATCTGGAAATAGTGCGAAAGTATCATGGGAAAACGGGTGATTTATGGCAGATAAAAATTATTTACATACCGCCTATGCTTACAGCGCAGACGGTACAGATAGATTCACGACTGTTTATCCGAATTTGAATTTGTTGACAGGAACCAGCAATAAGGTAGTTACAGCCACTAGCTGGAACATGAAAGTTGCTGATATTAAATATGATAAAAGTTTTAGCACAGCTTTATGTGCGTCTGTGATGTTTAACAATGCTGACTATGCAAGTACTTTAGGCCAAGGGGCAGCATACATTGTTCTAAACTCTTATGACACAAGTGGAAAGCTCTTATCTGCTGCTAATGGAAACAGTGTTGGATATAATGTTAATGGTCTAAGCCAGTGTTCTATAAACATTAGTGATAATACTGCAAGCGTCAGATTGTTTATTTTAACGAATAATATGAAATCGAACGCATCTTATTCATTCTTAAAACTTGAAAAAGGTTCAACCGCCACTCCATACATGCCCTCAGCTAGTGAAGTTACAACTGCTGACTGGCCGAAGTATGTAGGAACTTATGTTGATACTAACCCGGTTTCTAGTACGGATCCAAGTAAGTATGGTTGGGATGAAATGAACTATCGTATTTATCTTGACGGTATTGCGGTTGCTGGAAGTAAATTACTTTCTGCAAAAGTTGAGAATTTAAAACCAGATACAAGTTACACAATCCAAGTGAAACAAGTCAGCGGAGAAGAAGAGAGTGACTTTTCAGATAGTGTCACTTTCAAAACTAATGTACAAAAATAGAAGGAGAAAAAATGGCAAAACTTAAGAAAATCTATCGAGGGATGCAAAATGGTGCAGAGACAATTAATGATAATTTCGTAGAACTTGACACCTCATCGGTTCGTAATACAGGAGATGAAGCTATTGCAGGTAAAAAGAATTTTTCCGATGAAACGACACTATCAAAAGTAAAGACAGGTGGAATTCAAGTTACTAAGAAATATGAAGTTTCCAGAACAATTTACAATGATGCAGGACTAATCGTGTTTGTTCGTATCGGTCAAATGGTGCAAGTCAATGTTCGTTCAGTACCTTCTATTCCTGTAAACACTCGAATTTCAGGAGTAATCCCAGTTGGTTATCGTCCGCCGGTGGATTTTTACGCAGGGACAAAAACAGGCAATCTGATTTACTGCTACCCAGATGGTGCAGTAGGTTCAGGAACTACAGCTCTGGCTTCAGGGGATGGATATTTTTCAACGAGTTGGCCAACAATGGATGCAGTGCCGGCTGATTAATTAAAAAAGGAGAAGAAAAATATTGGAAGAAAAAGCATGGCAAGAGGTCCTTGAACGTTTGGCCAGAATTGAAACAAAACTTGACAATTATGAATTGTTGAGAGAAAAAGCGGATAAAGCTTACTCAATGGCTTTGCATAATGAAGAGGCAATCAAAGAAATTAAATCAAATAACAAATGGGCTTGGGGCTATATGATTGCTCTAGGTCTTGGAGTAGTAAGTTATTTTTTAACAAAAGGAATCGGAGGATAACCTGTGAATAAAATTAATTGGGAAGTACGAATTAAAAGTAAAACGTTTTGGCTGGCAGCTGTGCCGGCTTTTCTTTTACTCGCACAAACTATTGGAGCCCCATTTGGTTATAAATGGGATTTTGTAGTATTGAATCAACAACTGGCAGCAATTATCAATGCGGCATTTGGTTTGTTGGCAATTATTGGTGTTGTGGTTGATCCCACGACTGCGGGAATTAAAGACAGTCAACGAGTAATGGAAAAATCGGAGGACAACAAATGAAAAAAATTATTAAAGCTGCTACAATTGTCGTTCTATCTCTGACAAGTTTTGGAGCAACAAGCCAAGCATTTGCGGCAGTAGGTGACCAAGGGGTAGACTGGTCTGTTTATAATGGTCTTTATGGAAAAGGTGGGCTTCCAAACGATAAGTTTGTCATTTCTCAAATTGGAGGGCATAACAAATATGGTATTTACTGGCAACACACATACCCTACCCAAGTTCAATCTGCAATAGCACAAGGTAAACGTGCACATACTTATATTTGGTGGGAAAATGTTACAGACTACAAAACTGCTCAATATGTAATGGACACCATGCTCGCAAAAGTCCAGACGCCGAAAGGTTCAATCGTTGCATTAGACGCTGAAAGTGGCTCTCAGTCAACAGATGTAACCATGTGGGCATTGAATTACATTAAACAAAGAGGTTTTACTCCACTCCTTTATGGATATAAGAGTTATCTAGTTGGAAGTTTTGATTTACCTAGAATTGTTAAAAGCTATGGTCTTTGGATGGCAGGATATGGTTGGAATCAGATTAAGTCTGTTCCGAACTACAACGATTTTCCAAGCTATGACAATATCAAAATTTGGCAATTTACGTCAAATTATGTCAATGGAAATCTTGATGGTAATATTGACCTTACAGGTATCACGGATAATGGATATGATGGAAAAGTACCTGATCCAGCACCAACACCAAATCCAACTCCAGAACCTACTCCAACACCAAGTCCAAGCAATAAAACTCACATTGTACAATATGGCGACACGTTGAGCAGCATTGCTTATAGTTGGGGCACAAGTTGGCAAGAATTGGCACGTCAGAATGCTTTGAGTAATCCTAACCTTATTTATGCAGGACAATCAATCACCTACTCAGGTGGCTCAAATGCGGCAACAGGCGGAACTTATACTGTGCAATACGGAGATAATCTCTCAGTTATTGCACAACGTTTAGGAACAACTGTACAACACCTTGTTTCAAGTAACGGCATTCAAAACCCTAACTTGATTTATGCAGGACAAACACTTAATTATTAAGATAAATTTACCCCTAGCCATAACGGTTAGGGGTGTTTTTGATCTTGAATTTATAATTTAAGATATAATAAAGATATGTAAGATGTAGTCTCTCGGAATAAGGTGCCGAGGGGCTTTTTTAGTATCATAAAGTTACGAATTCATACGTAAAAGTGCTAAAAAAGTAATCAAAAGTAACTAAATGTGATCATTTTGGGTTGAAAAACGTAATTTTTTTGCTATAATAATCTAAGGTAATAAATACAGATTAAAACTCTTCATTCCATTAATCTTCATTTATCACCTCCTTTCAAAAGTGCGGTGGACACTAAAAGTCGAAGTTAACTGTCATAGGACAAGCGTTGCAGATACGATAATCTGATACTGTTAGGGTAGCTTTACGCTACACGGGGTGGCGACTCACCAGAATAAATCCACCACGGTTTAATACACTCTGCTAACCCTGGCGGAGTGTTTCTTTTTTAGAGGATGTATGGCAAATCAAAATAATTTTAGAGAACCAAATAATAAAGAATTTTTAATTTTAAAAAGCGAGCTTGATAATATCAAAGCTCTTTTGAAGTTTATAAATAATAAATTGTTAAATAAAGATATTGTTATCAAAACCCACACAAAAGAAATTATTTTTAAGATTGAGAGTAGAAATGTACTTCATTTGTTAGGCCTATCCTACAAAGGAGGACACAAAGCACTCTGGTTCGATTATAAAAAGAATAGGATAACGTCGGAAGTTT